GGTATCCTTACACAGGATACTTCTCTCTTGCCGCCGCTACAGTCGAGCGATATGGAGAATGGGGTTCTTCCCTCGAAACCTGTAAGGCGGGCACTGCAAAAGTAGTGCTCGTCCCAAAGGACTCTCGGGGTCCCCGGTTGATTTCCATGGAGCCTTTGGGGCTTCAGTGGATTCAGCAAGGTCAAATGCGCCTTCTGGTGGAAACCATTGAGCGCATGCCACTGACAAAGGGCCAAGTTAACTTCACGGATCAAACCGTGAATGGTCAGATAGCCCTTCACTCATCCTCCGACCAGAGTTTTGTCACTCTGGATTTGTCGGATGCATCTGACCGCGTCGGTCTCAATCTAGTCCAAATGCTATTCCCAGATAACTGGGTTACGGCACTAGAAGCTAGTCGATCGACGCATACGGTGCTCCCCGATGGGAGACAGGTCGCCCTAAACAAGTTCGCGCCAATGGGGTCAGCTAATTGCTTCCCCGTCATGGCGCTCACTATCTGGGCGATGTCAGTATCAGGTATACACCTGCGCGGAGTGGGTAGCGTAAGAAACGCCGCCCGCTCCGTGTATGTTTATGGAGATGACATCATTTGCCGTCGGGAAGACTACCCGACGGTGAAACAGTGCCTTGAGGAGGTAGGCCTTCGCCTCTCGCCTCAAAAGTGCTGTGTGTCAGGACACTTCAGAGAGTCCTGCGGTGTTGACGCCTACAAAGGCGTCAATGTCACACCGGTGCGTATTTCCGCATCACTAACATCTCCATCCGCACCTACTCGCCTCGCAAGCTATATCGCGTATTCAAACGCGTTGCATGCGGGCGGGTATACACGAGCATCAGCACTCATTGAAGAGTGGGTGCAATCTGAATGGCGCGTCCCGTATACACGGGGCATTCCAAACGGGTTGATGTTCTTTCGACCAGACGAGGATTGTCGGACCCTGAACCGTAAAAGAGGCGTGCCCTTGCGTTTCTGCAAGGATACACACACGCTTCTGGCTAAGGGTTACCGAGTCCGCGTCGCGGAGACGACACAGGCTAACGACACGTGGGATGGAGTTCTACACTCCCTCCTGATGCCGCAAGCCCAACGTCAGATCCGCAGGCCTAGAGACCTCACAAGAGGCCGTCA